CCAGTCATTGCAGAAAAGATCAATATCCACCTTGGCCAAGTGTGTACGAACACAACTATCACCAGAGTTTAGCCACCCAGTTGATTGAATACCTGTTCTATGCATCAAACGAAGTACAGGGTCAATGTTAGATTCAAAAACTTTGAATCTTTCTGTGCCATATGAGAATTGAATAGGATTCTTCAACATATAATCAACACGACGACGACTCGCTAGATTCTTAAAGTCCAATTTCATATAGGAAAATTCCTTATTATTTTGAAAACCCCAAACATCCTTAGACCTCATGATAGAATATGAAACTAGGCAGTTAGGACTCTTTTTATCCAGAACTCTGTAGATTTCCTGAACCTTTTGTTGGGTGACATGTTCAGGAAGCTTGACGAAGAAGTATGGTGTAAACGCAGTTGTCACACAAATAGATTTACCATTTTCAGTCTTACCAAAAATGCTCACTAAATGCTCGTCATCTGTGTCGACTGTTTCCCATGTGAGTGCTTGAAATTCAACACCCATCCCGATATGTATACATTGAGCCAAAATTTTAATATCGTTTACTAATAAATGTCAGCTGCTTTAATTGACCTCGTGTCGGTGGGTGCCCAGGATGTCTATATTACTGGTCAACCCGAGGTGTCGTTTTTTAGACAAAATTACAAGAGGTATACCAACTTCGCGATCAAACCAGAAAGGCTCGATTACATCGGTACCTTCGGAAGTGGTAATGAGGTTACCATTCCCATCAAGACCAAGGGTGATCTCTTGAGTTATGTGTGGATTGAGGCTGAAAACATCGGTGGCGTCGGTGCCGCTGATACCGGTTTCTTCGACAAGGATGATTCCACTACCACTGAATTCCAGCTTTGGATTGGTGGCCAAAAGGTTTCCCAGATTGATGCCCTCTACATCCAGGGTGTCCATAACCTTTTGTACAAGGATACTCAAGCCAAGGCTTCTTGCGCTCTCACCCTTGATGAGTGCCCCCAGAATGCCCTCGGTTCTTCCACTTCCGCGAACCACTACGTTCTTCCCTTCTTCTTCTCGGACGACTGGACCAAATCCCTTCCTTTGGTTGGTCTCCAATATCACGATGTTGAGATCAGGGTGAAGTGCAGGAATGGCACATTTGCTCCCAGCAACGTAAAGGTATTCGGTACGTATGTGTACCTTGATACACCCGAGCGCGATTTCTTCGCCAACAATGAGCATGAGATTCTCTTCACTCAAACTCAACACCAACTCATGAGTGCCGCGGATACCGAGGTTGATCTTACTTACTTCAACCACCCAGTCAAGGCCGTCCACGTTGTTTCTTCGGAAGCTGACACCAATAAGTGGTCTACTAACTGGACTTTTGATACCGCCACTCTCTATATTAACGGTACACCTCTCTTTGAGAATATGTCCGCCGCCTTCCACCACAACGTTGTCCCAGAGATGCACTGCTCTGTCCTCCCTCAAGATGCTCTCAGCACCGTCTCCACCTTCACTTGGCCTTTCTGCATAACCATGAACAAGTCTCAACCAACTGGAACCCTAAATTTCAGCCGAATTGATACTGCCAAGTTATCCCTCGCGGGTACTGGCACCAGGAACGGTAACATGGTTCGTGCGTACGCCGTAAATTACAACATTTTACGTGTAAAGCAGGGCATGGGTGGAGTCGCTTTCGGAAACTAAAGTGCCTAAGTTAAAGTTTCGATAGTAAAATTTAAGTAAAATGGTGAAATCCTCTTCACGTCCCCGAAAAGCGTCCAAGTTCACTGTTGACCTCGGACCGGAAATTGACCGGGTTGTAAAGAAGAAACTCCGTACACGTGATGTTAAGATCAAAAAGCAGAGGGTCATAATCAAGGCTCTTGAACAAGAACGCGACGAACTCAGAACCCGCAGTAATAAGGAAAATGATTTGAAGATGAAGAAACAAAAATTGTATGTCTCCAGTCTCAAAACCATAGTAGATGACCTCACATCAAAGTTGAAGGAGGCGGAAAAGAAGGTCATTGAAGTGGAAAGTATTAAAAGGAAATATGAAGTTACTCGCACCGGTATATCAAATAAGACTGTTGACTACGCCTTTAACAGACTGAGAAACGGGTTTCCTTTGTCAAAGATGAAGCCAAATACACGACTTCTGATTCAACAATCTGGTCGTTGGGAAGAAGCTCGTTTAATTAGCGCTCGTTTCAAGGTTTGTTAGACCCAAGGAGCGAAGCGTTTTTTCCGTGGTGGCTTCTTCTTACCTAAATTATAGAGTTTACGAAGTACGTATATATAGAAAACTCCTAGAGGAGCTAGTTTCATCTAATATAACGACGATTTTTTAATAATCTCTCTAAACGTTCTTTCTCTCTTCTCATAAAAATTGAAAGTTCTACTAGATCTCCTTCCAATTTAACTTTACCTGCCTGTCTCACCCAAACCGTTTGTTCTACACGAACCATGTCAACGCAAGACATCTTAGTATCTGGTGCATTACTATGATGTATGGCGAGTACAGTGGCATCTTTACGAGTCTCTTTTGGTAACGGATTACTTTCATTACATATGACTACATGAGCACCAGAGTATCCAGCTACATGCATCCACCAGTATTTTGGCGCACTTGATATTGTGAGTTTGTCATTCTCTTTCGCATTTTCACCCACCCGTATGATAGTACCATCGAGTGAGGTATATTCAAGCATAACTATTCTTATATTTTTTTCCTTATATTCTATTAATGCACGTCGTATTACAACCAAGTCCTACAATCAGCCACAAATATAGAGTAACTTTACCAAATAAACGCAATATAGATTTTGGTGAGAGAGGTTTTCAGCATTATCCAGATCATGGTAATCCAAGACTTATGCGTGCACAACTTCTTAGGAAAGGTGCTATCATTCCTAAGGAGCTGCGAATAGAGACAAATCCGTATGAGATACAGAACGAAATGTTGAAAATAAGGGAAAGTTCTAAGGAAGATTGGGAAGATTTCTTCCGGGCTGAATATTGGGAAAGGTGGATATTGTGGTCTTACCCGAATGTCAATAAAGCTAAATTGTATATGACTATGAGTCATGGTATACTTTTCATGCCTAGAGCTGAAGATTTATGGTTCTGTAAAGATGACCTTATTGACCAGTAGATCCGAAGCCCCCGTCACCCCTAAGTGTCTCGTCAAGTAGACCAATTTCCTTAATCATAGGTGTATCACACCTTTCCAAAATAAGTTGAGCGATACGATCACCCTTCTTGATTTCAAAGTCTTCCGTGCCATGATTGAATAGGACGACCTTGACTTCACCGGTATAATCTGGATCAATAACACCTGCACCAACATTGATACAATGCTTCACAGCTAAGCCAGAACGAGGAGCTACACGACCGTACAGGCCATCCGGGATAGACAAAGCGATACCGGTTCCTACTAAAGCTCGCCCCGCCTGACACGGTACAGTCGCAGCTTCGGAGCTATATAAATCATATCCCACAGCACCATCAGAACCACGAGTAGGCAAACGAGCATCGTAACAAAGCTTCTTGACCCCTAGAGGCATCTATTGACCTATAAATTCAAATCCTTAAGCTTTCGCATATTTCTTCTTTTCATCTTCAGTGAGAGCCCTCCACATCTCACCCAACTTCGCACCAATTTCAGTGAAAGTTAGATCTGGGTAATCCTTTACTACCGTGGGTCGTATTTTCTTAACAAAATTCATGTAAGCGTTAGGCTTACGTTTAGGTTTCTCCTTCTCTTTGGCACCACCACGAAGACGGAGAACAAGATGGAGTGTGGACTCCTTTTGAACATTGTAATCTGCTAGGGTGCGACCATCCTCCAACTGCTTACCTGCGAAGATAAGTCGCTGTTGATCAGGTGGAATACCCTCCTTATCTTGAATTTTAGCCTTGATGTTATCAATTGTATCGGAAGACTCAACCTCTAAGGTGATTGTCTTTCCAGTGAGTGTTTTCACAAATATCTGCATACTAGTATTAAGTTAGATTTAAATCTTTAATCAATCTTCATGATTTTCTTGATCCAATGAAATATCCGTAAAGTCCTATGTGTAACACCTTTAGATATTTGATTTTCAATTTTATGAAATTCGTTCATCTTATCTTAAACATGTCAACTGCTTTTAATCCTTTTACGAGGTTCTTTTGAAAATGTCATAGCACATATACCGTAACTAAATACAGTTATAAACATCTGTGAACCCACCATATGAATTCTAACGAGTAGACTTTCTTCACGAAAGAATTGAACGACAAACAATAAAACTAGAGTTTCGTAAAATGCCCGTATAACCAAATTGGAGATACGATAGAGAAGATCCAAAAATACAGAATTTTTAAATAGGCGACGTAGAATCAAAATAGATGTGTCAATTTCAATAAGTCCAGCTAGGGCTGTTAATTGAGTAGCTTCGGGATTATAAAGTGGATACAGTAACATAGACGCAGCAATAATATGATGTAACATCACAAAACCAGACAGGTGTGTTGCTTGGGGTAAACAATATAACCAAACCGTGTCATAAACTAGATGGTAAAAAAGAGCAGTTGTCAAAAACATGGGCTCGATGACATATCCAAAAAATACTTCAGCTATACACAAACTAGAAAATGGGATTAAAAAGAGAGCAGAAGCCACATCATGAATAAAAACTATAGATTTGTCGTTATTCATGCTATGAGATATAGCTGTGTTCTTTTTAATATAGATGCACTCAAAGGGTTTCGAACCCCTGACCTCAAGCTTACTAAGCTTGCGCTCTACCACTGAGCTATGAGTGCTGGCAGACCTGCCGGGAATCGAACCCGGAATACCAGATTAGAAGTCTGGAGTGATATCCGTTTCACTACAAGCCCATAGATGCTGAGAGCGGGGTTCGAACCCGCGCGTGCATAGCACAGACGATCTTAAGTCGTCCTCCTTAGACCACTCGGACATCTCAGCACATTGGAGCCTCCCACGCTATTCTATTAAGATGTCAAATCTTTAAGCATTTAGGTGGTGGTTCAAATGCTATGTTTTTCTCAAGTTCTTTACGTTGTTTCATCTTCTTGATATCTGCACCTTGACAATCATGCTTTGTCAAATTGAGACAACTCGGACAGAAGCTACCACCACAATATTTACAATCTATAGGGACACCACATTTCTTTTTACAGAGTTGACAAGGCATTTATTAAATTTAACTGAGATAAAGATTTTAACTATATTTAATCAAGAAATGTCTCTCACTTACGCCTTCAGTAAACCAATTCACACTGAATATACTCACCTAAAAAAAACTCTAAAAAACTCTACGGCTGCTTATGGTTCTGCTTTGAGTGCTTCTTACTTCATCACACAAGGTGCAGATCAGGGTGTATCCGCGATGCTGGGTGCAGTAGCATCTTATACGTATGTGAGTCTTCTCTCCAATCGGGTAGATAAACTTGAAAATTCAACAATTCAGAAGGAGTTCTTTGCACCTCTAGGTGCCGCTGCTTTTGAAGTGTCGTGGAATAACGCACCATTCGCATTTGATTTTGATTATGGTGCCACATTTGTTGGTTTCCTTGCGTACAAATTCGCACTCTCATCGGTATTGTACCAAATTGTGAGAGAAATGATGATTGGTGATAGTACAAGTTTTTATGACACTGAAGAAAAGGTTTACAACGATCTTACCATAGACGAGTAAATTTACAGCTCAACGCGGTATCCGGATGCATTTAACCTAGAAAGTTCTCGAGCTACCTTGACGACACGACGAGGAGACATTGTTCCCCTATTGACGCGATTCACAAGTTTATCCTTCGCACTCTTATTGAGACCCTTCATGGCACCTATACGCTTGATGGCTTCCTCCTTGTTGATGGACTGAGCCTTCTTGGAAGGTTTAACATTAAGTTCCCGAAGTTTTTTGATGTTTGAATTTGTTGTAACCATACCTTTCATGAAACTGTTAATACCCTTCTTCACTGCTTGCTTCTTAAGAGCAGCCTTCATAGAGGGTGTAAGTGTCTTCTTCTTGGCGGCGGCGCGCTTCTTAGCCGCCTCTGGGTACAGCTTCGCGAGGGGAACATTATTCTGATTGGCGAGAATTTTCTTCACCTCCTCTCGCGAGACTCGTTCAGCCTTCTGAATTTTCTTCTTTAAACTTCCACACAATTCACTGACAG